GGACCTTGCGGTCGACGACCACACTCTTCTTCGATCTCGAAGCCGGGGATCTGGCCATCGAAGGGCTGGCGATCGACGCGGTCCGGCCCCGCACCTGGAAGGAATGCCGAGATTTCGCAGTGTTCATCGGCGGTCCGAACCCGGCCTTGCGCGCCGACCAGCCCTACAGCCGCGCGCATTACGACGAGGTCTGCGCCCGGTTCGGCGATCCGGCCGCGCTGAATAGATACGACACGGTGTTCATCGACTCGATCACGGTGGCGGGGCGGCTCTGCTTTCAATGGTGCAAGGGCCAGCCCGAAGCGCAGTCGGAAAAGACCGGCAAGCCGGATGTCCGGGGTGCCTACGGGCTGCATGGCCGCGAAATGATCGCCTGGCTCACCCATCTGCAGCACACACGCGGCAAGAATGTCTGGTTCGTCGGCATCCTCGATCAGAAGCTCGATGACTTCAACCGCAAGGTGTTCTCGCCCCAGATCGACGGTTCCAAGACCGGCCTCGAACTGCCCGGCATCGTCGATCAGGTCATCACCATGACCGATGTGCCTGACGCGCAGGGCAAGCCGCAGCGAGTATTCGTCTGCCAGACACTGAACCCCTGGGGCTATCCGGCCAAGGATCGCTCTGGGCGGCTTGCGCTGCTGGAACCACCGCATCTCGGCCAGCTGATGGACAAGGTTCGCGGCCCCCTGATCCCTGCCGAGCGACGCCTGACCTATCAGCCGCCACCGCTGGCCGCGCCCAAGGCGAATGTCGGCACCGATCTTTCCGACACCCCCACCGACACCTGAAAGGACAAATCCGATGACCGGACTCTGGAACGATTTCAACTCTGCGCAAAGCAATGGCAGCGTGATCCCGAAGGGCACGCTGGCCAAGGTGCGCCTGACCATCCGCCCTGGCGGTTTCGACGACCCGAGTCAGGGATGGACGGGCGGCTATGCCAAACGCGGTGCCACCGGTGCCGTCTATCTCGACGCCGAATACACCGTGGTCGAGGGCGTCTACGCCAAGCGCAAAATCTGGTCGCTGATCGGGCTCTACAGCCCCAAGGGCCCGGATTGGGGCAATGCCGGGCGCGGCCTGATCAAGGGCATCCTGAATTCGGCGCGCGGGCTCGATGACAAGGACAATTCGGCACAGGCCCAGGCCAAGCGGCGGATCAGCGGTTTCGCCGAACTGGACGGGATCGAGTTCATCGCCCGGATGGACATCGGCTGCGACACCAACGGCGAGGACAAGAACGAGGTTCGTTCTGCCGTCACGCCAAGCCACCGCGACTATGCGCAGCTGATGGGGTTTGGCGGGGCAGCCCCGATGCAGGGCTACCGTCAACCGCCGGTGTCGAACGCCCCGCAACAGGGCTACGCCGCCCCCGCCCAAGGCTACATCGCCCCGGTCCCGCAAGCGCAGACCCCGCAACCCCCTGCGACCCCCGGCTTTTCCGGGCGTCCCAGCTGGGCCGAGTGAGGGGATCGGCCATGCGCCTTCGCCCCCGCCAGAAGACCTTCGTCGAGCGCAGTCTGGCTGCGCTCGCCTCCCGCGGTAACACGCTGAGCGTGGCACCCACTGGTGCTGGCAAGACCATCATGCTGTCGGCGGTCACCGGCGAAATGATCGGCGCCATGTCAAAGAATTCGGGGGCCAAGGCGTGCGTGCTGGCGCATCGCGACGAGTTGACCGCCCAGAACCGGGCCAAATTCCAGCGGGTGGTGCCGGGAATTTCCACTTCGCTGATCGATGCCACCGAGAAATCCTGGGGTGGTCAGGTCGCCTTCGCCATGGTGCCGACGCTGGCACGGACCACGAACCTGGCCGACATGCCGCGCCTCGACCTGCTGGTGATCGACGAAGCGCACCATGCGGTTGCCGACAGCTACCGCCGCATCATCGACCGCGTGCGGGACGGCAATCCCGATGCCCGCATTTTCGGGGTCACCGCCACGCCGAACCGGGGCGACAAAAAGGGACTGCGAGAGGTTTTTGACAATGTCGCTGACCAGGTGCGTCTGGGTGAGTTGATCGCCTCGGGCCACCTTGTGCCGCCGCGCACCTTTGTCATCGATGTGGGCGTGCAGGACGAATTGCGGTCCGTCCGCAAGACCCTGTCGGATTTCGACATGGCCGAAGTGGCGGGCATCATGGACCGCGCCCCCGTCACCGATGAGGTGATCCGCCACTGGAAGGAAAAGGCGCAAGAGGCGGGGAGCGGCGCAGCCGCGACAGGGAATGGAAGAAACTACCGCCAGACCGTCATCTTCTGTTCCACCGTCGCCCACGCCGAACACGTCACCGAAGCCTTCCGCGCGGCGGGGATCACGGCGGCTCTGATCCACGGCGATCTGGCGTCCGACACCCGCAAGGCCATCCTTGCCGACTATGCGGCGGGCAGCATCCGCGTCATCGTCAATGTGGCGGTGCTGACCGAGGGCTGGGATCACCCGCCCACCTCATGCGTCGTGCTGCTGCGCCCCAGTTCCTACAAGTCCACCATGATCCAGATGGTCGGGCGCGGCCTTCGTATCGTGGATCCGGAAGAACACCCCGGCATCGTGAAAACCGATTGCGTCGTGCTGGACTTCGGCACCTCCAGCCTGATCCACGGCACGCTGGAACAGGATGTCGATCTGGAGGGCAAGACCGAGGCTGGCGAGGCCCCGACCAAATCCTGCCCCGGCTGTGGCGCTGAAATCCCGCTGGCCGCAACCGAATGCCCGCTCTGCGGCGAGGTTTTCCCGCAGGAGGATGAAGACGGCGGTGAAGGCGGCGGCACGGTCCCGCTGTCGGGTTTCATCATGACCGAGATCGACCTGCTGAAGCGATCCAGCTTCGCATGGGTCGACCTCTTCGGCACCGACGACGCGATGATGGCCACCGGCTTCACGGCCTGGGGCGGCATCTTCTGGCTCGATGGGGTCTGGTATGCCGTGGGCGGCGGCAAGGGCGAACGCCCGCACCTGCTGGGTGTTGGCGAACGCACCGTCTGCCTCGCGCAGGCCGATGACTGGCTGAACACCCACGAAACTGACGAAAGCGCGTTCAAGACCCGTTCCTGGCTGCGCCAGCCGCCGACCGAAAAGCAACTGCAATATCTGCCGCCCGAGTGCCGCCATGACTTCGGCCTGACGCGCTACCGCGCCTCGGCGCTGATGACCTTCGGTTTCAACAAGCGCGCCATCCGCCAGCTGATCGACAGCGCGGCCAGCCCCGAACGGCGGGCGGCATGACCCATGTCGCGGAAGTCTCATCCCCGTCCGAAGCGACTCCGGATCGACCGCACGCTGATCGCCTTTGGCATCCCCGCCCGGTCCTCTGTGCCGTGTGCACCAACCGCACCCGCGGGTTCGGCTGGTTCGATCCCCACCGGCCTCGACCGCACCGCACTCGCCGCTGGTTCTGCTCGATGGGCTGCCAGGCGGCCTTCACCTGCAAAGCCCTGAAAGGATTGAACATGGTCGATTTCACCGAAGAGGAAACTCAGGCGCTGCCCGCCGTGATGCGCGCGTTGGCCCCCGTGATGGACCGGATCGGCTGGGACCGGCCGCTTTCCAGCCTCAGCGCCAACGACATGCAGCGGCTGATCGTCACCACCGTCGAGGCGTTCCGCGCCGAGATGCTGGCAATCGCCAGCGACAGGGAGGTGCCATTCTGATGCTGGACTACAATTCCCGTCCGAAGTTCGCCGACAAGGTGAATGCAGCCGTCGACGCGGCGCTTGTCGCAGACAACGCGGCACGCACTCCACGCGACTATCTGGGCGGCTCGCGCCTCGGACATGCCTGCGAACGCGCCCTGCAATTCGAGTTCACCCATGCGCCGAAGGATGATGGCCAGGAGTTCTCCGGGCAGTTGCTGCGCATCTTCGCTATCGGCCATGCGCTGGAGGATCTGGCCGTGGACTGGCTTCGGGGCGCAGGGTTCGACCTCTACACCCGCAAAGGCAACCGGACGGATGGTGGCCAGTTCGGGTTCTCTGTGGCTGGTGGCCGGGTGCGCGGTCACGTTGACGGCATCATCGCCGCGGGGCCCGAAGGTCTCGGGCTGGCCATCCCCGCGCTCTGGGAATGCAAGACGATGAACGCCAAGAACTGGCGCGCCTGCGTCAAGGACGGGGTCACGGTCTCCAAGCCGGTCTATGCCGCGCAGATTGCGGTCTATCAGGCCTACATGGAAGCCAGCGTGCCCGGCATCAGCGCCGCGCCCGCCGTGTTCACCGCGATCAACAAGGACACGGCCGAAATGCACCACGAGCGGGTCGCCTTCGATGCCGATCTCGCACAACGCATGTCGGATCGTGGCGTGCGGATCCTGCAGGCCACGGACGCGGGCGATTTGCTGCCGCGCATCGCCGCAAGCCGCGACTTCTTAGAATGCCGGTTCTGCCCTTGGGCTGAGCGTTGCTGGGGGCTCGCCCCATGAACGACGACAACATCATCCACTTCAGTCCCTGGCAGGATTTCAACGACGCGCCCTCCGCAGAGGA